AAGCGCAGCAAGGATGTGATACATGCCATATTCCAAGCGAACGCATGGAGACCTGATGCGATTGTTTCGGGAACAGAAATCCACGACCGGGTAACAAACCCAAAGAACACCGAAAGCATTGCCTATCCGTTTGAGGGGTTGAATGAAATGACAAGGGGCATTCGCAAAGGGGAGATCGTTACGTTCTGTGCTGGCAGCGGCATCGGTAAGTCACAGGTCTGTCGCATCATTGCCCATCACATCCTAACCACCACGGAGTGTTCCGTAGGATACATAGCCTTGGAGGAATCCATTGAGCGCACGGCGTTAGGTATTGTAGGTCTTGAGATGGGTAAGCTTCTTCACCTCGACCCAGAAATAAACTACGCTGACACGAACTTCGATGAAGCTTATATTAACACAGTCGGTTCAGGACGGATGTGGCTATACGACCACTGGGGTTCTCTCGATGCAGAGCGGTTGTTATCTCACGTAATGCACATGGCGAAAGCGTTGGATGTCGAGTATGTTATTCTTGATCACATTTCTATTGTTGTCAGTGGGATGCAAGACGGAGATGAAAGACGGATGATTGATAATGTTATGACCAAGCTTCGTGGTTTGGTAGAGGAATGTGGCATCGCATTGATACTGGTTTCCCACCTTAAGCGCCCCTCGGAAGGACGGGGTCACGAAGAAGGAAGTAAGACTTCGCTTGCTCACCTTAGGGGATCAGCGGCTATAGCACAGCTCTCCGACATGGTCATTGGATTGGAACGAAACCAACAAGACCCTGAGCATAAGCATGTTACAACGGTTCGGGTTCTAAAGAATAGGTTCTCCGGTGACACAGGGGTGGCGACTAACCTTGCTTTTAATACTGTCACTGGTCGTATGAGTGAGTATAGTTTTGAATCTTTATGAAAGTCTTAGTCGCGTGTGAGTTCTCTGGTGTCGTTCGAGATGCCTTCATTAAGCGTGGACATGATGCGGTTAGCTGCGACATACTTCCTAGTGAATCTCCTGGTCCCCACCACACGGGGGATGTTAGTGAATTGTTAAACCAACGATTTGATTTGATGATCGCGCACCCACCTTGCACCTACCTAGCTAACTCAGGAGTTAAACATCTACACACTGACCCCAGTCGTTGGTTTAAATTGTTTGAGGCCGCGGAGTTCTTCAAGACATTACTAAACGCTCCTCACATCAAGCACATCGCAGTCGAGAACCCTATCATGCACCACTACGCTCGGGAGATCATCGGCCAACGACAGTCACAGATTGTGCAGCCTTGGATGTTCGGTCACATGGAAAGTAAGGGGACAGGGTTTTGGTTGAAAAATTTACCGCCACTTTTTGAAACTATGAATGTAAAGCAAGCGATGCAACAGCTTCCCAAAAAAGACACACACAAAGTCCACTATGCCTCACCGGGGAAAGATCGGTGGAAGAACAGATCGGTCACATGCCAAGGCATTGCGGATGCTGTGGCTGAACAGTGGGGTGATTATATTTCAATGGCTAGCTAGCCCGAAAACTCCTCCTTGGAACGAGGTAACACTAATCCTGACAGCCGGGAACAGACCGGCACTGCTTTACCTTACAGACATAATGAAAAAACATAAGATATTATTCTTCGACATAGAGACTAACGCAATTGACTTCTGGCCGACCTTGGAAGGCTTAAAGGATCTGCACTGCATCTCTATCTTCGACCCACTAGCCGCTAAGATGCACTCGTTCAGCTCCAACGCTAACAACCTTGATGAAGGTGTAGCCATGCTGAACACAAGCCATAACATCTGCGGACACAACGCCATTAACTTTGATGCACCCGCACTCCGCAAGTTAGGCTATCAGATAACACCCCGCATCGTAGACACCAAGGTTATGTCGAGCGTCATTCACCCAGATCTCTTCACGGAGGACTGTCGAAGAGGCGACGAATACCCCAAGAACCTAAGAGGTAGTCATAGTTTGAAGGCATGGGGTCTCCGCTTGGGGAATGAAAAGGACGACCACGGTTCCACTGAGGATTGGACTAAATGGTCCAAGGAAATGCAAGACTACTGCGAGCAAGATGTTCATGTGGTAGTAGATTTGTTCTATCATTTCATGGAAGGGAAACCCTCTTCTGATATGTTATTTCTGGAGCATGACTTTGCGATATTGATGACCGAGCAGGAGATGAACGGATGGCCCTTCGACATCAAGAAAGCTAACGTGCTGACCGAAGAACTCATGGCTCGACGGGCTGAACTCCGTGACGAGTTACAAGACATGTTCCCCTCAACCACAGAGGAGATGAAGACCCCGATGGGGTGGACCGTTGAGGTAAAGGGAAAGACTTACACCGCTGCTACCAAGGGTGGACTTAAAGGAATGTTGAAGGAGAAGGGGTTGAAGCAGATGTTAGCTGACAAGGCGATCAAGACTGGTAACAAAACTAAGACCATTCCCTTTAACCCTAATAGCCGTGACCAGATCGCAGAGCGATTGATGAAGATGGGATGGAAACCCCAAGCTTACGAGGGAAAGAGACCGAAGATTGATGAGGCAGTCCTCAAGGGGATCGACAAGCCGGAGGCAGCTATGTTATTGGAGTATCTCCTCCTGAGTAAACGACTTGGTCAAGTGGCAGAGGGACGACAGGCGTGGTTGAAGTTAGTAAGAGACGGACGTATCCATGGAGAAGTTAACACCAATGGAGCCGTCAGTGGTCGATGTACGCACAGCAAACCAAATGTTTCCCAAGTCCCGGCATCTCGCGCCACCTATGGGAACCAATGCCGTGAGTTATTTCACGCTCCCGAAGGCAAGGTGTTAGTCGGGGCTGATGCCAGTGGGTTAGAACTCCGATGCCTTGCAGCCTTCTTACACCCGTATGACAATGGAGACTATGCTCGAACAGTTGTTGATGGGGACATTCACACTGCCAACCAAAAGGCAGCTGGTCTTCCAACAAGGGACCATGCTAAGACCTTTATCTATGCGTTCCTTTACGGAAGCGGCGACCAGAACCTAGGTAACCTGGTAGGGGGAAGTAGACGGGAAGGGAAAATACTTAAGGAAACATTCATGCGAAAGATTCCTGCCATTAAGAAACTGAAGACGGCGATTGAGAAGACGCTTCAAGGTAAGCAATGGCTAGGAGGTTTAGACGGAAGGAGACTTCCTGTTCGCTCCAGTCACTCGGCTTTGAATTTGTTATTACAATCAGCAGGTGCTGTCATTATGAAGAAAGCCTTGGTAATTTTCCACCAAGATGCCCCTCATCCGTTTGAGCTTCACGGTAACATCCACGATGAGGTTCAGTTCAGTTGTCTTGAGGCACACGCTGACACCTTAGGTAAGTTATTCTGTGCATCATTGACGAAGGCAGGAAAACAACTTAAGTTCCAATGTCCTCTCGATGGGGAATACAGCATTGGAAAGACTTGGAAAGACACTCACTAAAAAGATATGAAAAAGAAAATATACATTGACGGAGACATGCTTCTGTATCGCGCAGCCTTTGCTGCCGAGAAGGAGTTCAAATGGGACGACGACATCTTCACAGTTCACTCGGACTTCTCGGATCTTAAGGACTCCTTTATCATGGTGACCGATTGCATCTGTGAGATCTTGGATGCCTATGAAGATAATGGTGATGAGATCACGATGGTGTTCTCGGATCGATACACGTTTCGACATGAGATTAATCCACTTTACAAAGCACACCGCAGAGAAAAGAGAACGCCCCTTGGACTCGGAGCATTGCGCGACTGGGCTAGCGATGAGTGGAACACCATACACGTAGAACGCTTGGAAGCTGACGATGCCCTAGGGATCATTGGAAGTGCGAACCCGGATGGAGCTATTATTGTTAGCGGTGACAAGGACTTCGCGACTGTTCCTTGCACTTGGTATAACTTCCTCAAGGATGACCTCAGGCGTGTTACCGAAGAGGAGGCTGACTTTCAACACCTCGTTCAGACCCTTGCCGGTGACGCTACCGATGGATACTTTGGTGTCCCAAGGATCGGCTTAAAGACAGCCGAAAAGATCCTGAACAAGGATGGGGTTGAGTGGCAGACTGTTGTTAACACCTTTGAGAAAGCTGGGATGACAGAGGAGGATGCCCTACTAAATGCTCGCATGGCTTTCATCCTGCGGACTGGTTACTACGATAACAAAACAAAAGAGATAACACTATGGACCCCACCACAATAGAAATTAAGGGAACCGCCGAGGAGCGTAAACAGATCCCATTGTATCGTGGGCTGATGTGTTACTTCCCGAACGCCTTGGTTGAAGTGGCCAAGCAAAGTTACGAAGGTAACATCCAGCACCACCCGGGAGATGAGATATGGTGGGACATGAGTAAGTCAACGGATGAACTCGATGCCTTGCTTCGTCACATGCTGGAAGGTGACTGGGCGGCGGTAGCTTGGAGGTCTTTAGCACATCTTGAACGAACTTGTGTAACAAATAAGGACCATAAGAGGAAAGTCCAACATGAGTGATTACATTCCTAACATCCCAAGCGACCTAATAACCTTCTTGGACCAACGTGTTCCGAGCAAAGATTTCTCCCCTAGTGATTCACTTCGGGAGATTGATTTTTATAGTGGGAAGCGGGAGCTTGTGAACTTTCTTAAGACCCTTCACGAAGACCAACTAGCTAACGAATTCATAACCACCTAAAGAACACCACCATGTGCATGTCTGTTAAAACCCCCAAACCCCCGGAGCCACCGGCTAGTCCACCTCCACCCACAGCCATCGCTGAAACAGTTAAACCAGTAGACGGCACCGCCTCCAAGAAGAAGAAGCGAGGAGCTACCGGGTTGGTTCTACGTCGTCCGACCACAGGTGGTATCGGGTCAGCATCATCATCAGCCACTGGCATCAGCACTGCTAACTACTAAACAATACCACCATGCCTAACTTTTCTACAGACATAACAATCACCAACGCCAACCTGACCACCGGCGCTGGTGCCTTTGATTCCACGACCACCCCTGCTGTCAGCACTGGCACAGGGACTCCCAG